CCTCCGGCGAGGACATCAAGGTGCCGGTGGAGTCGACCCGTCCGGCTGCGACCGCGATCGCTGAGGCGACCGCGATCACTCCGCTGGATCCGACGTTCTCCAGCCTGACCCTGAAGGCGCAGAAGGTCGCGGTTCTGACGAAGGTCAGCCGCGAGCTGCTGACCGACTCCGGGATCGACCTGCAGGCCTACCTGGGTCGTGCGCTGGGCATCGCCCTCGGCATCAAGGTGAACAACCTGCTGACCGTCGGCACCGGCAATATGGTGGAGCCGAAGGGCATCATGGATGCTGCTGGTTCCGGCGTCGCTGGTACCGCGACCACGGGCGCCTTCACCGCGGACAACCTCATCGACCTGGCTCACAGCGTCGACGGGGCTTACGCGCGCATGGGTGCGATCTGGATGATGCGGCGCGCCACCATGGGATCGGTTCGCAAGTTGACCGATGCGGGCGGGTACATCTACCAGCCTGCCGCCACTGTCGGCGTGCCGGACAACCTGCTCGGGTTCCCGATCGTGGAGAACCCGGACGTCGCGGCCATCGGCTCGGCGAACAAGTCGGTCGGCTTCGGCTGGGCCGGTTCGTACCACACCCGCGTCGTCGGCGGCCTGGAGATCGCCAGGTCGGATGACGCCTACTTCAACACCGACGAGATCGGCTTCCGCGCGACCATCCGCGTGTGGGGCGACCTCGGCCAGTCGGGTGCCTTCAAGTACTTCAAGGCGCCGTGATTCAAGGCGGGCCGGGCAACCGGCCCGCCTTCCTCATCGCCAGGCGGGGCGAGTCTTCGCAGTGGGCTGCGGCCCCGCCTGGTCTCACTGCGAAAGAGGCAAGCATGGATCGTGCAGCACGTCGTCGAGCGGAACGGGGCAACGGCAAGAAGATTGCCGGCGTCTGGTTGTCCAACGCGCCGTTTGCGCAAACCGGCTACGGGACGCAGACAGCGCAAGCCGTCGGCCGGATCATCAAGGACGGCCACCCGTTCGTGGTCGCCTGCAACTACGGCATCGAGGCGACGACGACGGAGTGGGAAGGCATCCCGCTCTGGCCCAAGGGCTTTGACGCCTACTCGACCGACATGGCGACCGTGTACCTGCGCGACTGGGAACGGCAGCACCCGAACGAGGCCGCGTACCTGTTCACCCTCTACGACGTGTGGACGCTCCGCAGCATCGTCGACATCCCGATCGTTTCCTGGGTGCCGGTCGATCACCTGCCGGTGCCGCCGGAAGTCCTGGCCTGGTGCAAGCGTCCGAACGTGACCTCAATCGCCATGAGCAAGTTCGGCCTGGACGAGCTGCAGCGCAAAGACGTCGAGGCCGAGTACATCCCGCACGCCATCGAGACCTCGGTGATGAAGCCGACGGCCTCGGTTGAGCAGGACAACGGCAAGCGGCTCACGGGTCGGCAGATCATGGCGATCCCCGAGGATGCGTTCGTCGTCACGATCATGAACGCGAACAAGGGCATTCCCTGCCGCAAGGCGTTCGGTGAGCAGGTCCTGGCGTTCTCGATATTCGCCCAGGACCATCCGGACGCGATGCTCTTCATTCATTCGGAGCAGCACGGCCATATGTCCGGCATCGCGTGGGAGCCGCTCATCGCGGCCTGTGGCCTGGACTCCAGCCGGGTGAAGTTCATCAACCAGTACCAACTGCGGCTCGGCATCCCTGCCGAGGCTGTGGCGTGCATCCTGACCGCATCGGATGTCCTCCTCTGTCCGACCTATGGCGAGGGCTTCGGCATCACGGCTCTGGACGCACAAGCCTGCGGCACCCCGATCATCACCAGCGACTTCACGGCGCAGAAGGAACTCGCTGGACCGGACGCGATCACGATCTCTGGCCAGCCGTGGTGGGACGCGACCCAGCAGGCCTGGTGGCAGATCCCGTCAGTTCCGCAGATGGTCGACGCCATGGCCGAGGCCTACCGCCGCGGGCATTACAGGTCCCACAACGCGACTTCGTGGGTCCGCGAGCATTACGACGCAGATGTTGTCTTCGAGGCCCATTGGCGCCCCGTACTGGCCCGCCTGGCCGACAAGGAGACCTAGATGGCTCAGCCTGTCACGAACAAGTACTGCACGATCGACGACGTCAAACTGGCGGCGCGTATCCCGCAGGCCGACACGCAGGACGACGACCTGCTCGATATCGCCGTGATCTCCGCGTCCAGATCCATCGACGGGATCACCAACCGGCACTTCTACCAGAGCGGCACAGCGACTCGGTACTACGTTCCTCAGTCGTGGCTGTATTGCGACATCGACGACGTGGCCGCCTCGACCGCGACGGTGGCGATCTCCTCCGCTGCAGATGGCACCTACGACATCACCCTCGGCGCTTCGGACATTCAGTACGAGCCGCTGAACCGCCGCTCGGCCGGTCTGGTGTTCCCGGCGACTCGGCTGCGGATGGTCGGGGACTACTCCTTTCCGACCACCTACGACGGAGAGACCACGGTTCGCGTCGAGGCCAACTTCGGCTTCGCCACCGCCGTGCCGACCGAGATCCGCCAGGCCACGATGCTCTTGGCCGCCAGGTACTACAAGCGCTTCGATTCCCCGCTCGGCGTCGCTGGCTTCGGTGACCTCGGCGCGATGCGCGTGTCCCGCACCGACCCGGACATTCACGCCATCTTGCAGCCGTTCATCCACCCGCGTGCGATCGGCATCGCATGACCACGATGGGCGATCTCAGGGACGGGATCGCGACCAACCTGGCGACGGTGTCCGGCCTGCGCGCGTATGCCTACGTACCGGACGACCCGCGGCCGCCGGTGGCCTACGTCATCCCGACCGGGATCGACTTCGACACGGCGATGGGTCGCGGCGCGGACACCTACAACTTCACCGTGAAGGTGATCGTGGGTCGCTGGAATGAGCGCACAGCACAGTCCACCCTGGACGGGTACTGCGACCCGTCATCCGCTACGTCGATCAAGAAGGCCATCGAGTCTGATAGACGACTGGGCGGCGAAGCCTTCGACCTCCGGGTCGAGTCACTGCGGAACTACGGGCCGATCATCCTCGATGACGGCATCACATACCTGTCGGCGGAGTTCGCCGTCCAGGTCATCGCGAAGTAAGGAGCATCATGGCTAAGTTCGTGGTCACCGACCCGGTGATCGTTCTCAACGCCGGCACCGTCACCACGAGCGCTGCCAGCGTCACCATCAACGTCGAGGTCGATGACATGGAGACCACTGCCTTCGGCGGCAGTGGCTGGCGCACTCGCGTCGGCGGCCTGAAGCAGGGCACGGTCGACATCGAGTTCCACCAGGACATGGCTTCCGGCGCGATCGACTCGGTCGTCTGGCCGCTGCTCGGCGCAACCGCCGCGATGAAGGTCCGCCCAGGTGGCACCGCCGCGATCGGCACCTCAAACCCGGAATACCAGTTCGACGTCCTCGTTGCGCAGTGGAACCCCATCGACTCCGCCGTCGGCGACCTGGCGACCGTCTCGGTGTCCTGGCCCATCACCGGCGTGGTCACTCGCGCGACTGCCTGAACCGGATAGGACACTGCGATGCAGCTGCGAATCGGCATCACCTACGAGGACGGGTCGACCGTGGACGCCACCGCTGCCACGGTCGACCTCGTCGCCTGGGAGCGCAACGCTCAGAAGCCGCTGCCGCGGCTGCTGGAGGAGCGCTACCTCGCCGACATGCTCTGGCTGGCGTGGCATGTCCTGCACCGGCGCAAGCAGGTCTCAGAGGAGTTCGACATCTGGCTTGAGCGCGTGGACACCATGACGCTTGGCGAGACCGAGGAGGACACGCTCCCTTTGGACGTGTGAGCGAGCACTGGAAAGTCGTCTCGCTGGCGCGTGCTTGGGGCTGCACTCCGAACGAGATCCTCGCCCATGACGACCGGATGATTCACACGATGAGCATGTTCCTGCGCTGGGAGCAGGGCGAACGCGCGAAAGCACAACGATCGAAGAGGAGGTAGCCATGCCGATGAACCTGGAGGTCGATGGCGCAGGCCGCCTCGTCGATGCGCTGAGCAAGTTCAACAAGGAGATCTACAAGATCCTGCAGGACGACGTGCGCGCTGCTGCAGGCCTGGTTGCCGAGGATGCTCGCCGCCGGACCCCGGCCATGGTGCTCTATGGCGGCAATGGCGAGCGGCGCAGCAATGGCTGGGGCACCTGGACCAGCAGCGGCAACAATCCGACGAAGTTCGGTTCCCGCGGCACCGCTGCCGGTCGTGACCTCTCGTACAACGAGGGCCGCATCGACAAGTCTATTCGGCCTGGTGCGCGCAAGGCTCGCGTCCGTGGTGCTGGCTCCGTCGGCATCAAGGGCATCGTCACGATGAACGACGTCGGCGGACAGATATGGGCGACAGCGGGCGCTGAGAACGACAAGGACAGTCAGTTCAACAGGGACATCATCGCTAGATGGGGCTCGGACTATCCGCGCGGATTGAAGGCTGCTCTGTTCGCTAAGGGACCGGAGGCTGGCGAGATGATGGACCGCGCCATCGAGCGCGCTGAGCGAGAGTTCAGGCTCATCTGATGGCCACGAAGCCGATCAACGTCGAAATCAAGGGCGACTACACCGACAAGGACATCAGACGGGCCATACGCGACCTTGAGCGGCTGAAGACACAGAGCGCTACCACGACTGGAACGCTCGGCAAGTTGCAGAAGAACTTCACGGACTTTGCACCTGGTCTTATTGCTGGCCTCGGCGTCATGGAGTTCGTCAATGCCCTGAAATCGGCAGGGCAGGCCGCAATGGACGACGAGGTCAAAATGGCCTCGCTGGCCAAGACCCTCGACAACGTCGGCCAGGGATTCCGCTCGACGGACGTGGAGCAGTTCATCGGGCAGATGCAGCTGGCGTCCGGCGTCGCCGATAACGATCTGCGCGTTGCTTTCCAGAAACTCGTCACCGTCACCGGCGACGTGCAGCGCTCTCAGGAGGCGCTGCGGCTGGCGATGGACATCAGCGCTGGCACCGGCAAGGACCTCGATGCCGTAAGCCTTGCGCTGGCGAAGGCGTACGGTGGCCAGACCACTGCGCTGCAGCGGCTCGGCGTCGGACTTGATGCTGCACTGCTGAAGAGCAAGGACATGGGCGCGATTACCGATGCGCTGTCGTCCAAGTTCAGTGGGCAGGCGGCCGTGGCTGCGGAGACGTATCAGGGCCAGATGAACCGACTGACCCAGGCGGTCGGCGAGGCGCAGGAAGCGATCGGCTACGCGCTGCTGCGCGCAATGGACGATCTCATCGGCAAGATGGGCGGCACCGGCGGTCTGCAGCAGTCGATCATCGACGCTGGCGACTCGATCGCCGACATGATCGACAACATCAGCCTGACCGTGACGCAAGTCGATCGGCTGGGCCGATCATTCGTCACCCTGACGACCGGCGGCCTGGTGCAGGTCGACGAAAACGTGAGTCTGGTCGATCAAGGTTTCCAGGCGTTGATCGACAGTGTGACGAGCCTTCTTGCCGGTCCCCTCGTGAACCTCGTTGCGTTCCTTGAGGATCTCGGCTGGGTCAGCGGCGACGCATCCTCTGCAACCTCGGACCTGGCGCTTGAGCATGAGCACATGGCCCGCGCATCGAATAGTGCGGCCAAAGGACTGGCTGGATTAACCGACGAAACAGAGGCTGCTGGAGATGCAGCCTGGTATGCGACCAAGTCCTATCTCGCTCTGTATGAGTCGATTGCGCAAGGCGAGCGCGCTCAGCGGGACTTCGCCAATACCTCAGGAACTGTGTCCAGTGCAATCGCCGCTGGGGCTCGCACTGGTGGCGTTGCCGAATACTGGGAGAACCTGCGCAAGAAGTACGGCGAGGTTGAGCAGGCCGCCAAGAGCGCTGGCTCAGTCGGTGGCGCAGCAGCCGAGGAACTCGCCATCAAGTGGAAGCAGGCCGCCGCGTCGGTCACCGCCGACGTCGAGGGCTTGAAGGTCTCGATGGGAGGCGGCGGCCAGGTCATCGCCGGTGCGCTCGTCGACCAGTTCCAGTCAAGGCTCGGAGCGTTCAAGGCCGTCGTGGATGCGCAGGTCGGCATCATCCGGCAGGCGCAGGACGCCATCAACTCCTACTCCAAGTCGGTCGTCGACTCGATCCTCGGCGGCATCAGCATCTCTACGACTGATGCGCAGGGCAACGCGCTGACGCCGGACCAGATCGTCACCGCTCTGTTCGGTGGGATCGAGAACCGAACCAAGGCTGTCGAGGCCATCGCCGCCATCGCGACGAAGATCCCGGCCGCTCTTGCGCAGCAGCTGATCACGCTGACCGCAACAGATCCGCAAGGCGCGATTGCGCTGGCGAACTACCTGGCGAATAACCCGGCGCAACTGGAGCAGTTGACGCTGAACTACAACGCCCTCTCAGAGTTCACCAAGGTCGCGCTCGGCGACCCGATGGGCATCGCGTTCGCGCAGATCGGCGACGAGTCGGCAACCAAGATGATCGAGGATGCGAAGAAGAAGATCGCCGACAGTGCCACCGAATTCCAGGCTTGGGTCCGGTCGAAGTTGAAGACGCGCATCACCGTCGAGGTGGAGTACGTCGCCGTGAACGTTGTCCCAGGTGCAAGGCTCGAGGCCAGGGCCGACGGCGGACCGGTCAACGGTAACCAGGCCTACGTCGTGGGCGAGCAAGGTCCCGAGATCTTCCTACCGAACCGCTCCGGGGTGATCATCCCGAACAGTGATCTCGGCGGCGGCGGCTCGGCGATCAGCGGCGGCAACACCTACAACATCAACGTGTCCACCGGCGTCGGCGATCCTCGCCAGATCGGCGAGCAGGTCGTCAGTTACATCAAGCGCTTCGAGGCCGCGTCCGGCCCGGTGTTCGCGAGGGCGTGATGAAGGTCTCCGTCGCCTTCGACCTGTCGGCCAACGGGGTCGGGAACTACTTCACCCTGGACGACTCTACGAAGGGCGTCCTGGACAACGTGACCTACGTCCTCGGCGGTGATGTGCTGGTGGACCTGACGGACCGCGTGCGGTCGGTGCAGGTGCGACGTGGCCGGAACCTGCAACTGGGCCGGTTCACCGCTGGCGCGGCGAATGTCACGTTCGACAACCGGGACCGCTACCTGGACCCGCTCTACACGTCCTCGCCGTACAACGGCAGCATCATCCCCGGCAAGCAGGTGCAGATCG